GAACGCTCGGAGGTCTCCGTCTCGTAGATCTCCTTGTGCTCTTCGCCGTAGCGCTTGTACTCCATGCCGAACAAAGCGTTCAGACCGGGCAGGAGTTCCTTCAGTAGTTGGGCACGTGAAATTGCCATTTTGAGTTACTCCTTAAGCAACGTAGTAGCGATGAGCGCCGAAGGTGATCTTGACGAGCACTTCTTGGCTTTGCACCAGAGCCAGCGTACCGGAAGCAGTGGTGTTTGCCGCCATCGTCAGGGTCTGCGAGGTAGCGGACGAAACCGTAGCAGCGGTGCTGACAACGCCAACCCACTGCAACTGGCCCGTAGCCGCCACCAACTGGTACATATCCGTACCAACCGGGATCACCTGACCAACGGTCAGACCAGACACAACGATAGAAGTCGTGCCGGTGCCGCTGACGTAGGTGCAACCCGTGTTGATCTGCGTATCAGGCACGAGACCCAGAACGCGGAAGTTGCCAGTCGAAGACGAAGCCGCAACCACACCGCCAGCAGAGTTGCCAGTCGCGGAAGAACCCGTGGTGGTGTTACCCGCCATGTTCTGACCGACCAGAAGCTGCGTTGCCGAAGCGATGGTAGCCGTACCAGCAGCCGTCACCACAGCAGCCTTGAAGACCGTATCCGGGTCGTCGCAGATGATGGCTTCGATGTCCCCAGCCAGGATGTTGGCAGGGTAGTACTGGGAGAACCGCTTCTGCTTGGTCACCGGATCGGTGTACGAGCAGCCCAGGAACACACCAACCGCAGCGTTACCCGTGATGGTGTTGGCTAGGATGGTGACAAAGCCGCTCGAAAGCTGGACAAAGTCACCGTAGTAAATGGCAGTGCCGTAGTTGTAGGCAATCGGGTACTCTCGGGTAGAACCTGAGAATACTTGACCACCGATGAGGTTTACGGGTTTGAAGCCGTAAGGTGCATCAATCGTGGGGTATCCCATCTGAGACTCCTAAATTTACAAACCGCGTCCGAACGAAACCTCAGAGCGGCGCTCTTTGAACAGAGGCATCCGGGGATCGTTCTCGCGCATGAAGTTGTTGTCCACTGACGCCATCTGACCATCAGCTTGACGCTGGTAGTACGAGTTGCGTTGTTCAGTGAACTCCTTTGGTGTTTTGCAAAGCAGCAGGCCACCGATTTCAATGCTGTCTGGAAACCGACCTGAGCCGACCCCCATCAGTTGAATCTCAGGATGTTCGCTTGCTTTCACGGGCTCCCAGCCCTCGCGGAGTTTTGCGGAAACATTACCTGGGTCGTTAGTGCCCAAGGTGCTGACGCGAATCCAGCGGAACGAATAGCCTTCTTCCGGGTTGGGGTCAGGCAGCGCTGTAGGAGGCATCCACTGCTTGGGCCTCTCGGCCTTTGCTCGGGTGTCCAGTTCACGGGGATTACGTTCAGCCATTTTGTTTCCTCATTTCTTCCGCAACCGCACGGGCGTACTGCTCATTGGTCAGTCCGAGCCGCTTGGCGATATGAACTTGTGATTGCGTCAACACGATTTTTCGGGGCGCTGTGCTTCGCGTGGCAGGAGCTACAACCGACGATTTTTTTGGTTTCTCAGAGTTAAACGCTTCTGGGAACCGCTTGCGTACACGAGCATTGATCTTCTCGTAGTACTCATCGCTGCTTGTATCTACCCCACTTTCCACAAGATCTTGGTGTACTGCCAGAGCAAGGGCGGTCATTTCCTTGTCGTCCCCAAACCAAGAATTGGCGTCCTGCCACGCTTTGGCTTTGGGGTCAACTTGAACCGTTTGCTCAGGTCGTGGAGCGGGTTGTACCACAGGAGTTTGTGGTTGTGCAACTGCTGGTTTGAAATTGTTGACGCGCTCCGCTTTGTATTTAACCGCAGCGAGGGCTTCTTGCGCTTCTACGATGGCGTCAGTATCGAAAGCTTCATGCGCCGCTTTAAGCCGTTGTTTGACTTGCTCAAGCTCGTTTTGGACAACCTTCTTGGCTTGCTCAAGCAAAGCCTGCTGCCCCTGTCCCAAACTACCCTGTAGGCGCTTGTTCTCTTCAACAAGGTTATGAGCGAGGCGCACTGCCTCTTCACGCTCACGCAAAGCCGCTTCCTTAGCTCTGCGCTCCTCGTGATACCCCTTGGAGAAGTGCTGGATGCGCTTCTTCACGCCCTCGGAGTACTGGGCAAGCTCGTCATCAGTGACCTCTGCCGGAGCTTCTTTCATGGGTTTGCGCCCACGGTCCTGCTCAGGGGTGTCGTCTACGACCTCAATCTCGGTCTCGCCTTCAACTTCGATCTGAAGTTCTTCGGGCTTTTCCTTTTCATCAGGGAACCGAAACCGTTCCTCGTGTTCGTGGTTTTGCATGTCCTACTCCTTATGCTCGCTTGATGCCACGGGGGTCTTGGACAACCGCTTCAACGCTGTCGTCGTTGATGATCCGCCACTCAGTACCATGAATCTTCAGGCGCGTGCCCGTATTCGGTCTCACGAGGACGAAATCGCCCACCTTGCATGAAGGCCCACTGGGGAAGCGCAGCGGATCTTTGTAGCAATCAGGACCCATCTTGGCGACAAACAGCACGGGACTCATCACTTCTTCGAAGTGCATGGTCTGGCCTGCTTTCACAAGGCCGCTCTCATACGCTTCTTCTGCTTTGGGCAGCGCACAGAGCAGGTGGTACGTCACAGGATCAGGCACCTGTCGGGCCTTTTCTTCGTCGGTTTCGGGAAGTACCGTGGTGCTTGCACCGTCACTCAGGAGTAGTTCACTCATCGTCGTTTTCCATCTTTCGCACAAGGTCGGTTATGAAAGCATGAGCGCGTGAAAGACCCTGGATTTCACCCGTCATGAACTTGTACTCGGCATAGTCTTTTGCCGCGCCTGAGATAAGCGCTTGCGCGATGGATTCGCGGCGCTCCTCAATTTCCTTAACAACCACGTCGAACGCAGTGGTAGCCATGTATTACTCCTTACTTGCAGGTTTTGACGAGCGTTGTTGCGCTGCCCGCATAGCCTGTTGTTGCGCCCGTTGGGCCGCTTGTTGTTGCTGTTGACGCATCTTCTGCTGGTGTGTCTGCTCTTTGTGCATCATGTCTTGCTGCGCCATTGCCGCTTTCAGTCGAGGATCTTCACCCTGCTTCTTCTGAGCGTCTACCGCAAGGCGTGCTTTCTCAAGTTCCAGCTTGGCCTGGGCGATCTGGAAGTCACGCAAACTGTCAGCTTCCTTACGTTTCAACTCCTCAGCCTTGAGTTGAAGTTCAGCCTGAGCCATTTGCAACTGTGGGTTTTGAGCCATCTGCTGCGCTTGCTGCTGTTGTGCCTTGCCCATGTTGCTCTGCAGCAACTGCTGCGCTGCCTGAGCCACCAGACGGGACAACTGGACCTCAGTCTGCTCGTCAAGCTCCTGATCTGGCGCAGTCATCGGGACACCAAGCTGCTCCTCGATCTGCTGGCGATACGCAAACGCCATGTGCTCCGCGATGTGAGCCATCACTGCGCCCATCATCTGCTGCGCCATTGGGCTTTGACCCATCATTTGCATGATCATCGGGTCTTGCATCATGCTCATGTGAGTCGTGATATGAGCCTGATGATCTTGGTAGATAAACGCCTTTGTCGGTTTCCCGGTCAAGAAACTCATGTTTTCTGACACAGGATCTCGGGGTTTCTGATCATCTTCGACAGGAACCAGCTTCTCTGCGTTCTTGATACCCAACACCTCAAGCATTTGACGGTGCAGTTGAGGAAGGTCATAAATCTGCGGAGCACCTTGAGCCAGTTGCAAAGCAGCTTGATACTGCATGATCCGCTGCGCCATCGTGGCGGCATTAGGATCAGACACGGGGATAACCTCCACCATGTCATAGTCAGCTTGCTTGACCGACCGGTCCCCGCCTTCCGGCGTGTAGGAATAGTCTGCAGGCAGAAAGTCGCGGATGATGCCCTTCAGGAGCTTGAACTCCATTCTCAAACTTGCATGAACCCGCGCCTGCACAGCAGACATCGTCTTGAGTTGGCGCTCAAGAATCGCCAGCGTGGTACCTACTGGAGCTTGGGCCGACATATCACTGATCTTCAGGTCCGCGATGGCTGCGAGGCGTCGGCCTTCTTCCGTGATGCGCTCCAGCAGGGCTGCAAGGACCTGACTGGGCTCCTTGTACGGCAGGGGCATGATGTTGTCCCTGACCGACCCGCTGGGGATGTCTACGTCCCTGAACTCACCCGGAGCGATGGGCGTGTCGTCGCCCTTGATCCGAAGACCGCGAGACTTCAGGCCACCGGGCAGGTTGGACAGGGTGCCAGCATCCACCAGTTGTCGGATGATGGAAGTGCCAGCGCGAGCATAACCACCAATAAGGTGGATATACCCCAGACCATAAGCGCCAAAACCAGGGATATAGGTGTATTGGACGAAGTGTTGTCGCTTAAGTTTCTTTTCGTCCGCTTCTTCCCAATTTCGTCGGATTGCCAAAACTTTCTGAGTGCCTCTTTCAACCGTGACCACATACGGCAAAGGAACTTCATCTTCGTACCCCGGCATGTCCCAGTCTACGTGGATCTCCAGAACCTGATAACGGTCATCATCAGTCAGGGTATACCCTTGTTCTTCTGCCTTCTTCTTTTCGATGTCAGTGAAGAACCTGACCGGCTCACCCAGTTCTTCGTCCAGATAGAAGCCAGCAACCTGCAGCTTCTTGATCTCGTTTTCCGTCTTGCGCATGATATGAGTCACGCGCTCGGCTGTGTACACGTTAGAAGCCCCGTACGGCATGATCAAGTCTTCAGCCGGTACAAACGGGGCAGCAGGCAGCTCAGTGCTTGGATTGGGATAGATTTTCTTGAACGCCGCACCTGAGAGACCCAGGGAATACAGCATTCGCTCATGCTCTGAGCGGTAGTCGATCATCCGCTCGGTCAGCATGTAGTTCATGTCATCACGAACTCGCTCTGCCGCATCTTCCTTGAGCCTATCGATGGCACCGATGATCTGCGTCTTGACCGGGCCCTGAGCAGGGAAAGTCTCAGTGATCATCTCTGACTGGAACCTGATGGCAGCTTCCGTCAGCAGCGGGCTGTAAACACCACAGGCTCCGTTCCAAGGCTCAGTACGCTCCTCGTACTTCATCCCAAGGACTTCCAAGCCCTTGACAAACATCTCCGTCCAGTCTTTGCGGGAGTTGATGTCTGCGTCCACGAGATCCACAAGCTCTGAAGCCAAAGACTGAAGCTCACCCTCGTCCATGTACTCGGCAAGGTTGGCACCGAAGTCTTCAGCCGTCTCAGGCTCTGGCATGAGGTCGATCTCAACACCGTCAATGCCAAGCATCACACCATCGGGGTTCTCGATCTCAATCTCGATGGCAGGCTCGTCGCCCATCATCAGGGGGTCCAGGGGGGTCAGCGCGGGTGCGAAGTTCGTTGCCATATGTGGTCTCTCAGTAGTACGCAGCCCGTCTCAGGCTGCGGAATTGGCGGGGTTCATCGGGCTCATCGGTCGGCAGGCGTATGAACCCGCCGTTGCGCATGCGCATGAGCGCCTGGGTCATCGTATCAACATAGTCGTCATGCTCACCAGCGGGGAAGGCCGCGACCTCCTCCACAAGCTCCCGGGCCCAGCGGGTGTCTGGCACCCACACACGGCCTGAGGTGAACATGTCGGACACCGCGTTCAGGCGCACCACCTTGTCGTTGCTGGTGCCTGTTTTGCCCCGGCTGGGGCTGAACTCACTGATGGGTATACCCATCGCCCGAAGCTCCTGAATGAGCGGCGCTCCTGCGGCTTTCTTCTCGATCAGACACGCGTCTGGTTCCCACTCGCGGTAGTACTCGCTGGCCCGCTTCTTCAGGTCTGGGAATGCCCACCGCCCCTTGATGGCGTCGAGCAGGATGATGTGCGCGTTGTCGTTGTCTTCCTCGTTAAACCACACGCCCCACGTGGTGCAGGCGCTGTAGTCAGCGCTGGTCTTGGTCTCGTGCGCGGTGTCCCACGACTGGATAATGTACTCGCAAGTGGGCGGCTTCTCGGGCTCCCAGAGCTTCCACATCTCGCGCTTGATGACCGCCGCCACCTCCGAGGTGGGGTTCTGCATGTACTGAGACTGCCAGAACCGAGGGTCCATGCCCGCACGCTTGGCCTGAAGCTGCTCCAGGGGCCACTGCTCGGGCCACAGAGACTTCTCCTGCGGCGTGTGCTCGTGCATGATGGCCGGAAGCTCCACGATCTCCCACTTGTCCGCG